ATGTCTTCGTCCTTTGAATGTCCGGTTTGTTTTGAAACCAACAAAAATTGTATAGTATCTACTTTACCGTGTAAGCATCATTTATGTTTAAAATGTACTCTTATATTAAATCCATCGTTGTGTCCTTTATGTAGAAAAGATTATACTAATGCACTTGAAATTATTAAATCATTTTGTAATAAAGTTAGAGAGGACTATAAAAACGCACCTCGTTTTACACCTAGCGACTTTCCTCCTCTTGGATAAATATCAATTCTACCAAGCGCTTGATGAGTTGATGGGATGCAATTACTTTTAAAATGTACTCTTATATTAAATCCATCGTTGTGTCCTTTATGTAGAAAAGACTATACTAATACACTTGAAATTATTAACCCGTTTGGCATTTAAAATCACCAGATTAATTATCTAAATTCTTTAATAATTTATCATATAAATTATATTCTTTAAAAATTTTATCAAATACCTTCGTAAAAGTATGACCTTTTAATGAATTTACATTACCACCAACATTATTTCCACACCAAATATTTTTTTCATAACATTTTACAATATTTATATTATTATTATATTGTTCATTTATAAAATGAATATCATCTGAAACAATTTGAGTAAAAATACATATTTGATATTTTTTTTTATTATTTTTTTTGGATAAATATTTTATAAAATAGTCAAATTGTTTAATTAATATTTCCAAGTTATTATTAGTGGAATATCTATAATGATACCAAAATATGATGTCATTACTTTCTAATGCTATTTTCGTTCTTTCTATTTTTCTATTATAACTATCAATATCTTTATTATTATCCAAAACATTATGATGTGTAAATTCAAAACTATCAATAACAGATGAACAATAAATGTCATTTTGAACTTTTGAATATTTTTTATTTTTATATACTTTTTGAGTTCCATTAACTGTTTTTTTCACTAATAAATCTGATTTAAGAAAATCTTCAAAATTATCTTTTATTATTTCCAAATTATATTCTATATTAGTTCTAACGCTTCCAAATGCATAAGATTCTTGTTTTATTCCATATTTTGATAATAATGCATCCATTAAACAATTTTCTCCAAGTGAAATATTAACTATATTATGTTCCATCTTATATGTTATATTATTATACTTTATAATTTTTGGTTTTTCTACGCTTTCAATGCCTCTATTTTATCCTCCAATTCCATAATCGTCTCTTCACTTGCACCCTTCTTCTTCGCCTCTTTCAATTGCTTTTGGAGTTTCTTCACTGCTTGTTTCTTTTCCTTATCCGTCATGGTTTTGTTTTTTTCTACCTTGATTTCATTTCCATATGCATCTTTAATGACGTTTTCTCCTATTTCCTTGTTGCCACCAGTTTCTTCTTCCACTGCTTCTTCTTTCGCCACGGACTCACCTTCTTTTCGCAATTGTCCCTTTTCCATGATCCATTTTTCCTGTGATACCGCATTCGCGAACTCCTTGTTGTGCGAAATAATGATGACACCACCCTTAAATTCGTCAATTGCTTTGGTAAGAGCACCCAACCCATCACGGTCCAGGTAATTGGTAGGCTCATCAAGAATAACCAGGTGGGGGTTTTGCCACAATGAAGCAGCAAGGACTACCTTAACTTTTTGTCCGCCAGACAAAGAACCGATTTGCGTGTGACTGGCGTGTTCTGGTGAAATACCAAACCCAACAAGATGTTTTTCCACGGAAACACTGGTCAAAGGTTTGCTCATAAGTCCTGCGGCGACGGCTTCTTTTTCATCTTGACGTTGTACTAATCCAATCAATCCCATTTGAATGAGAATATCACGTTTAATCCACATATTAGCATCGCTGGTTTTACCTTTAAGTTTGGATTCATATTCCTTGGTTTTTTCTTTTTTGTTATCTCGGCGACCTAGAATTTTTTCTACTTCAATGGCATGACGATCTTCGTCTTCGCCAAAGCATTCTTTTAGTTCGGTTAGGTCTTTAGGATTCACCATAAATTTCTTTTTAGGGGTATCTTCTTCTTTGCTTTCTTCCTTATGCAAGAAATCAATGTTTTCCTTATCATCATTCCCTGCAAATCTCCATAATATATATTGCGTAGCGGTCTTATGAATGTGTTTTTCCAAATGCTGGAAAGCGTGCTGTGCAATGTAAGCTATACGAGCATTGGGGTGCTTCCACATTTCACCTTCACTTGGTTTTAACTCTCCAATTAAAACCTTAATGGCAGTGGATTTGCCAGCACCATTTGCACCAATAACCGCAACCCGAGAGATACGACTGCATTCTAGTGATACATCCATAATGGTAGGTTTATCGCGTGTGGGGTATGTAAAATAGATGTGTTTCATACGTAGGATAGATTTACTCATACTTTTCACACCTTCGAGGGGCGTAGGTTCCGGAAATTCAAATTTCATCACATCATTTTTCAATTCAAAGTAACCTTGTTTTTCAGGGTGTGCTTCTACGAATTCTTGTAGCACGGTTCCGTATGTACCGCGGAATGTTTTAAGTTTCCTGTTTTGGAAATCAATAAGATGCGTACACATTTGATTTAAAAAACTAGAATCGTGGGAGGTGGAAATGATAGAACCACCTTTTTGAATAAACGAGTTCAACCAGTCTTTAATCCATTGAATATTACGTGTATCCAAATGACCCGTAGGTTCGTCAAGCATAAGAATATCCGCATTCATCAACGTAGCAGCACACAATTGCATCTTCATTTTCCAACCACCCGAATAGGTCGTTACCCCCATCCACATATCGGCTGCGCGATCGTGTCCCTTGTCTTTTTTCGCATTACCGAAACCAATTTCTTCCATAACTTCTTCAACTGCTTGTGCGGTCACCTCTGGTTGTAACATATAGACCTTGTTGCAGCAATCCACGACCCATTCAACACCACAGAGGTCAATATTCAAGATAGGAAATCCTTTTTCATCTTCACCTACTTCGCGTTCTTGGATTTCATGTTCAACGAATACGGTTTTTAGTTCATCGCGTTTCGGGAATCCTTCAACTTGTTCATTGGCGATAGCACGCATCAATGTAGTTTTACCACAGTTATTAGGACCGAGAAGACCGTAGAAGCGATTACGTTTTAGATGTACGTTAGCATTATTAAGGAGTGTAAGAGCACCGTATGCCAATGAAAAACTACCTTTATAAAGGTCAATACCTTCTTCCGTATCTTCGAATATCTCTTCTTTTACATCAAACCATTTTTCAATAATAGAGTGGCAACGCGAAATAATAGACTGAAATCGTGAAACAATAGAATGTTCCGTGCTATTTACATTAACTATATCTAGAATAGTATTTTCCCAGCAGTTTAACGAGAACTCTTGACACATGGCGAGAGTGTACATAACAGTTATAACCTTTTTTTTGCAACTAGCATCAATAGATAGTTCAGGGAATTCAATTAGATTTTCAATAAGTACTTTTTCGATATTTGCCATGGAACATTCTGCTTCGATAGTACATACAGATTTTAAAGTTTCTAGGGATTTAGCAGCAATCGCACGTGCTTCAGGGTCACTAATACGTTCAACGGCATTTTGGATAAGTGGTTTTAGGTCATTGGAGAATAGGATGGCTTCTTTTGGGTGCTCAACTAATTTACACATGTTATCGATAATTACACATGATTTACGATTGGTTTCATTATGACGTTCTTTAAGACCTTTTACTAAAATAGGAGCAGTAATAGCAAGAGCAGGTGCTTCTACATTTTGTACGAAAATACAACTTGCTAAATTTTCCACTGCAGTAGGTATATTTTTACTGTTAACTAACCCATCAAGTACGACTGGAATAAATGGTGTTAGATCTTCATTTCCACTATTGTTAAGTAAGCGTTTAAGTGTTTTCATAGCGATATCTTTAACTTCTTTAATGCTGGAGTTTACGTCTTGTGCGACCATAGGTATTAGAGTACCGAGGAAAGGGGTCATTTGTGTAGTATTTTGTTTGGCGAGTACATTTAATAATTTATATGCATATTCTTTCTGTCCTTTAACTGGATTAGATTGTATGGTGCGTTGAATATCTTGTATAATATCATAAGTGGTCCATGGATTTGCCTTTTCAATAATTTCTTTGCCATTGGTGTAATATTCTTGATATATTCGTTTATCTTTATCAGCGAATTTATCAAGACAAGATTGCAATCCTGACATTTTACATAATACTTTATTTATCTTTAATATAATTTATTATAAGAATTTTATGTTTATTGGCAAGTTTCATAGTCTTTTCACGAAGATTATTTGTATTTTTCATTAATGATTCATGATTAACATGAAATTCCATATTGTTATCTATAATATATCTAGGTTGCCCACCAACATTAGCACTATAATGTTTATGGAGAGGATAAAAATGTTTGGGTTGATATACACAATTATACCAATCATCACAACACCAATTAATAATTTCTTCTGGAAAAAACCATCCAAATATTTCCATATGTTTTCTAGATACCATAACTTGAGTCAAAATGCGTGAATTATTATTAATAGGTCCAGTTATTCCTATATTTTCATGTAATTGTAACATATTAATACTAGATTGTACCCAACCCTTGGTTTTATATAATATATCATCACCACATTGATAAAAATATTCATTGCCCGCATTATACGCTAGTTCAAATAGAAAATTCCACATTTTAGTTAAATGACCTTTGGGTATATTTTCCATACAGATAAATTCAAATGAAATATTTTTAAAAACTTGTTCTAATCGTTTTAACTCTTTTTGTTGTTCTATATTATCAAATATTCGATCATTTTTATCAAAACCAATATAAAATATATAGGTATTCTCATCATATCTATTTAATGAAAGTAAAAAAGATTTAACACTATGAAAAAGGTAAGTTTCTCTTATAGTATTCCATTCATCGCGTTTATTACTTGTAGTAGGTATTAGTATTGCTACTTTGTGCATATGTATTTTATAATAGTATATATTTAATTAATTAATTATATAATTTAAATATATTTTTGTAGAATAACCGAAGGAATTAGTTTATCCCGGATTTTTTCTAATTTTTTATAACACTTATTAATAGTTACTTCACTAACTCCTGTAATCGTTTTTATTTCTGTTTTATTAATACTTAAATTACATTCTTGTATTACAAAATAAATAACTCCTCCGGCAATAGAATTTGGTGTATTTTCTGGAATATATTGATGTTTATCAATTTGCGTTGCAATAAACTTACATAGATTTGTAAGTTCTATATTAATATTTAATTTACTACAAAATCTATCCATGAAATCAATCGAATTTGCATTACAATACTCTGTTTTATCATTTATATTTTGGTCTCGCTCTATTTCTTCTATAATCGCTTTTGCGTTTTTACAACCTTTTGTAGCATTAGTATTATTTAAATTAAATATTTTAGCTATCTCTTTTGCTGTTCTAGGATGATTATGAATACTACATGCAATATATACAGACGCAGCAATAATACTATCACGATTTAACCCTCTATATGTACGATGTTCTGATAATTTTTTATGCTGACGTAACGCTTCATCTATAATAAGTTTTGAAATTCCTCCATTTTGTGCCATAGCAGTAATCCTACAAAATTCATTATATTGCTGCTTTTCATGATAAGGCATTGCCTGCCATTCGGTATACCTTCTTATTTTTCTCATTTCATATGATAATTTTCCATTAGATAATACTTTACAACCAAATGATGATTCTTTTAATAATGGATTAATTGGCATACCACAACGAGTTGGATCACTATTAGTATTACTATCTGTTCCATAATATCTCCATTCAGCAGTAAGACCTAATGAATCTGTGAAAATAACACCACATTTAGGATTCATACATGTTTGAAATCCTAAATCAGTAATTTTTGTTTCATGGTTACATAATTCACACTTATCCATATTCTTATCTTCAGTATAAATACATTCTACTGGATTATTATTTATTTCCTGATCGAATAATTCCCACATATCTTTCTTATTGATTTTTTTTTTACTTTTTTTTTTTGTAATATTATCTGTCATATATATATTTAGAATGTATTCAGTTTAATTTATTTCAATTTAATATATATAATATATATATATATGGGTAATATACAAAATACAGGTGATGGTAACACACAAAAACAATCTTTAACTACTATAATAGATTTTATAGCAGCAAATTATATATTAACTCAAAATTTTTCAGATATGTATAATTTAACAGATCAAGATTATTGTGATAAATTATTAATATTGACATCTAATATTATTTCAAAATATTTATCAAATTTAGAAATAGACCATCTAGCTACAAAACGTATAGGACAAGAATTATCAAAAGAAATGCAAAAAAGTAAAATTCTTTTTTTAAAAAAAAAAGACATAAAAGAATTTGAAAAACTAGACCCTGAATTAAAACAACAAATGTGTGATGGTATTTCTAAATTTTATATTAAAATAGCACAATTATTTGCATCTATTACCGCTATGATAAATCCAACATACACTTATAAAACACGCGATGGAGAAAATATAACATTTGATACTTTTGATAAATCGAAATTAGAAAAATATAATATATCAACTTCTACAACACCCATTGTTGCATATATTAGTTTTTGTGGTCGTCGTATCGATTGTTTAACGAATGGTTTAAATATTGCTAGTATTAATAGCAGAGAAGAAAGATTTACTATAAGTCCTACTTTCTGTGAAGTTAATCAATCTAAAAAAGGTACTATACGAACATTAGATAAAGAACCGGGTATAGGAGAATTAGAACATTTATTTTACGATACTTATGATTGGGAAACTAAAAAATATTCTAAAATGTCTGATACGGCCAAAAAACAATATGATGAAGCAGTACAACGATTTTGGAAAATATGGGCAAAGTCTGAAGATATTGAAAAAATACCAAAACCAACAAAATTTTCAGATATTACCATGAAACATTTTCATCATACTCATGGATGCTTAGGAACACATGAAACTGGTAAAAGAGGATTTCAAAAAAGTTATTATAGACGTAATTATACTAGTAGTCAAGAAGAAGATAGTTTATTTGGAGAATATATAGATAATATTCGTGATATAATGATTTCTGCTGAAAAACATGAAAAAGAATTATTAGATATATTAGATAAAGTATTTAAACAAGATATTAATCCTATATCACAAAAAAGAGAAATTACAATTGTAGATACTTTAACTATGGAACAATTAAAAGAAATAATAGCAGATTTAAGAATTAAACAAGTAGATATATATATTGAATGCGAACAAAAGTTTTATAAAGGTTTTAAAATATTTGAAAAAATAGTAGCAGACCGTATGTTAGCAACGTCTAATCTTCGACAAAATTCATTATCTAAAGAATCTAGTGCTATAACAGATAAAATGAAACATATTATGAGCACTAGTAAAAATGTATCAGATTCAGATGTTACTGAATGGAATAAAAAATTAGGAATTGTTACTAAAAGTAAAACTGATGATGAACTTACAGACTCTATTGCTGCAGATAAATTAAAAAAAATGTTACAAAAATTATTAAAAGAACAACCGGATTTAGTTGACAAATCTGATATAGAATTTTTTGGTAAATATAGATCTGCTTTACAAAGTAATTACAAACAAAAAAAAATTGAAGATTTATTAAAACAAGTAGATACATTAGATAAAAAAGACTATGTCTTTCCAAAAAAACAAACTGACAAAATATTAGATGAATTAGCAAATATTATTCTAAAAAAAGAAACAAAAGTGGCACATAGTTTAGACAAATTTAAAAATACTATAGAAACGATTAGACACGAATCTAAAGAAAAAGATTTTACAAAACGTATACAAAATTTACAACAAAAACAATTTGAAAATGATGACAGCGAGAGCGATAGTGACAGCGATAGTGACAGCGATAGTGACAGCGATAGTGACAGCGATAGTGACAGCGATAGTGACAGCGATAGTGATACTGAAAGAAGTAATGCTAAAAAAGTAGAAGAATATAATAAATATATGAAATATAAAAAAGAAGAAGAAAACAAACGAAGAGAATATACCGCATATCAAAAAGAAAAAGAAGAAGAAAACAAACGAAGAGAATATACCGCATATCAAAAAGAAAAAGAAGAAGAAGAACGCAAACGAAGAAATTATGATGCATATCAAAAAGAAAAAGAAGAAGAACGCAAACGAAGAAATTATGATGCATATCAAAAAGAAAAAGAAGAAGAACGCAAACGAAGAAATTATGATGCATATCAAAAACAGAAATATGATAAAATAGTAAACTTAAATTCTGTATTAGATACTGATACTATATATTAATCTTCATTAGAAGATTCAGAATGATCTTCTATATTATATTTATTTTTTACTTTTTCAATTATTGTATTTATTCTTGCAATAGTTGTAACACATTTAGAATATGTTTTTTTAAAATTTTCCAATCCTGTAATACTATTTTTTATATTAAGCTCTACTACTTGAGATTGTATATTTAAACCTTCATTTATAACTTGTTCTATGCGATTAATACTTTCGTTTCGATCATCTTTTCTTAACCATCTTTTAATTGCATGAGGAATAATGGTATCAGTTTCTATATTTAAATAATTATCACTGGTATTAAGTCTATTATTAGGTTTTATAGAGGAAATAACTTTTAAATTAATAATAATATCATTTTCATTCATATTTAATTATAGTATTATATATTTAATTTGTTTTATTTTGGATTTTTTGTAAAACTTGATTACTATATATACTATTACCTGTGGGTGTATACGTATTAATAGACGTATATTTATTACTTTCTTTTTTGTTATCATCTAAATTATTTATTTTTAAAATACCTTTTACATTATTTTCTAGTTTATTATTGTTAAGTTCTATATTTTTTTCAGTAATAATATTACCATTGCCATCTATTTTAGTACCAGTTTTCTTTTTAATTTCATTTCTAACATAATCAGGTACCCAATCTTTCCATGAAATAAATATTAAATTAGGATGAGTATACTTTATAGAAAAACCATTCTTTTTTAATTGGTCCAATATATAAGCAATACATGATGATACATCATATTTTGGTACACCAATCATCACTTCAGGTACCACAAACCAACAAAATTGAATATTGTTTTTTTGTCTAGATGTTATTTTAATGCGACTATGTATTCTTTGCAATACTATATTATACGATTTAAGAGTATTTTTATCACATTGTTTTTTATATTCATATAATTCATCTAAATTAATTTGTGGTGTTTCAGTATCATTATCATTTATTAAAACAATATTATTCATATATAATAAATAAGTTTAAAAATAATTTTTTAATATTAACTAATGATAAAACATATTGTACTATCTGGTGGTGGTCCAAATAATATTATTCAATTAGGTTGTTTACACGAACTATTTGAGAAAAAAATAATTAATATAAATAATATTGAATCTGTTTATGCAACATCCGCGGGTGCATTGTTAGGATTAACATTAATATTAAAATATGATATAAATCATGTAAGTGATTTTTTTGTTAAACGTCCTTGGCACAAAGTAGTTAATTTTGAAGCAAAAGAATTATTAGAAATGATTGAAAATAATGGATATATGGATATGTCATTCATAGAAGATATTATAGATACTTTTTTGACTGCTAAAAATATATCAAAAGATTGTAGTATAATAGAATTATACAATATATCTAATATTATTTTTAATATATATGTTGTAGAATTAAAAACATTTAATAAATTAGTAATAAATCATGAAAATTATCCTTCCATGCCTATAAAAACTGCTATACTTATGAGTTGTGCTTTACCACCTGCTTTTAAACCTATATTATATAATGGTGACTATTATATTGATGGTGGTATGGTATGTAATTACCCCATAAATGATTGTATATTAAGAAATGTTAATAAAAATGAAATATTAGGATTACATGTCACTGCTAGCGATAACTGCGATGATAAATTTGATGAAACAACTTCCATGCCTAATTATACTCTTATGCTAGTAAAGATATTAATAAGGAATATACAAAAACAAGAGTATATACCAAATATAAATGAAATAATTATAAACTGTAAATATAATGCAACCAATATTAATGCATGGAAAGCATTAATAGATGATAAAATAAGAAAAGAATTATACGAAAAAGGTATAATTCTAGCTAAAGAATATATTACAAAACAGAATTTAAAAATTGACCAAGAGTGTCTACATTAGGTTTAGCATCATATTCATATACAGTACCATTTTTTAATAATTTAATTGTTGGATATGCTTCTACATTATATTTATCTGCTGTTGCCTCATCTTCATCGCAATTAATATCTAAACATTTTATTTTCATATCTTTTACTACCTTGCCTTGATAAATTGTTTTAAACTGATCCCATTCTGCTTTAGCATTTTTACAATGAGGACACCATGTAGTATAAAAATACATTATTTCAACAATATTACTATTATCACCTTGCTCGGGAGTTTCATATTTTAATGATTTTTTAACATGACCTTGATTCATACGGTATATTAAATATATCAATATACCTACAAATAATAATACACCTATTAATCCATATTTATTTTTAGATATAAATTGCATTGCTTTTTGTTGCATTGGTAATTTTACTACTTGTGATGCTGATTCCATTAATAAATTATAGAGAAGTTTTATATAAAAAAATTACGCAAATTATAAATCAGCTCCAACACTTTGAGGTATTTCATGTCCTTCTTCGTCATTCATAGATTCATTTGTATAATTCGTTTCTTGAGTACTAGTAGGTTTCATTAGTTTTTGCAACATATCTGGTTTTTTGTACATCATAAAACCTATTACACCTAAAAATAATACACCTAAAAACATCATAATATAACTTGGATTTTTTGCATATTCCATTATAGTATTCATAATTGACGTGGGTTCAACTGGGACGGGTTCCTTTGGTGGCATGATTTGATATGTTTAATAGAATAAATTAAATAAAGTTAAACGAATCACTAAATTTATTATAATGTTGATTCATTTAAAAAATAATAAGTATATAGTAATAAAACGTAAAGAATATACATCCGATAAAGAATATTATACACAAATTATATTACTCAAATATAAAACATTGCTAAATAATAATATATCTACAAAACAAAAAATAGTACGATATGTTAATGGTTAACTATTATATACCCTAATACTAACGTCCATATAAATGCTACTATTGTAATTAAATCACCACATCCTTTTATTGTTGTAGTTTCCATAATACAATATCCTTTATATAACCATAATACTTGAATAACTATTAATAATATGAAATTACATACTTTAAGATATATTGAATCTAATAATGGTGCTATACAAAAAGATATTGGTATAGATATATGTGTTATATCTATAAGATAAGTTATGTTATAGTATACACCATAATAATAAATTAAATGTAAAAAAAACAAAACACCTGTATATATAAAGTCTTGTTTGGTATTAATTAATCTAAAATATAATAAACTAAAAAGGACAAGGTCTATAATAACACACACTAATATAGCAAGACCTTTATCTTTTTCTTTCATTATAATAATAATATATTTATATATTATACTATAATGAAAACTAGAAAAAATTATAAAAAAAAACATCATACAAGTGCTTATACAAAAAAAGATTATGAAAGTGGTGATGGTATGCTTACTAGTGTATGGGGACCTAGTATGTGGCATTATTTACACACCATGAGTTTTAATTATCCAATGCATCCTACCTTAAAAGATAAGAAACATTATTATAAATTTATGAAAGATTTAGTAAATGTATTACCTTGTAAATTTTGCCGTATTAACTTAAAAACTAATTATAAAAACTTACCTCTTAAATTATGTGATATGAAAAATAGACATACGTTTTCTAAATACGTTTATCGACTTCATGAATTAGTTAATAAAATGTTAAAAAAAAAATCTGGATTATCATATTGCCAAGTTAGAGACCGCTATGAAAACTTTAGAGCAAGATGTACTCAAAAAAAACCATTATTATTTAAATTACATAAACATGGAACACGTAAAGAAAATGGATGTACGGAACCTTTATATGGAAAAAAAGCAAAAGGTATCATTAAAATCGTACCACAAGAAAGCAAATGTAAAAGTTTTCAAATGAATAAACAATGTGAAAAAAAAATAGTGAAATAATATTTATTAACATATAGTATTTTTATGTTTTCTCTTGCTTGTAGTTAAACTTAGGACAAGCAAATCCACATGGAAAATCTTCAGTTGGTATATTATATGCTGCTTTCATTGATACTGATAGTTCCGAATGTTCTATAAAGAGTTCTTCCCATTTAGAATAATGATGAAAACGCAGAAAACTACTATGTACGGATACTATTGACGCAAATTTTCCATCTACAGTTATTGTTCCTTCTTCTAATTCCTCACCATGTTCGGGTACTGGTGAATTTTCTAATTTTTCACTTTTAGCAATCAAACATACTTCTGGATTCTCACGCAATACTGCAAATACTATTCCGAAATTCCCTGGTTGATTTATAAATTCAACAAGACCAAAATTTTCTAGATTAAATGAATTATCTGTATTATTCTTTTTGATAATGGTTTCTTCATATGGAGCACGTGCTTCAGTATAAGATGACATGGTTTTTAATACAAGTAAAATTAAATTATTTAAATCAATTTATGATTATTTTACAATAATATAAACCTATTTAATATTTTATATTATTTATGGACGTTAATGATAGTACAACTATTTTGATACAAAATATATCTAGAAATATTTATAATAATCAAGCAACAAGTATATCTAATAATACATTTGTTGTTCCACAAATTAATTTATCATACAATGAAATACTTACTATATTAAAAAAAAACATTGAATTAGATAATCTATTATACGAAAAAAAAAAATATAATGCACTTTTTATAACTAGTAAAACTACTATAGAACATATATTTCCTAATGAAATTGTAAAATATATTACTGATTTTTTACCAAAAATAACAAAACAAATGGTTTTCTATTGCAAATGGTGCTTATTAGATTATACTGAAATTAAAATAAATCAAGTAATAAATGATAATCGATTTAATTTGTTATGGTACAATTATGATGATTTAAATTATAAATGGGCGAAAGATACTATTAATGATGCTAAAATACATCTTAGTACAATTCAAAATGAAAAAAAGTATTTTTTAAAATTAGCTAAATACACCTACACACCCACCCATCGCTGTGCTAAAACTTATTCTTCATAATCCCATGACCCAGTCTCGGTATTCCATCCGGACGTAAATACGATTTCTCCTTTCTCGATAAATCCAACAATTTCGTCGTATCGGTTATACAACAAATCTTCATCCACACTATACAATTCTCCTGCAATTTTACGCATGTCTTTATTATTGTCTTCTGATATTACATGCGAAACCTCGATGGATTTTTCCAGTTCTCTGGCACGGCGTATGGAATCATTTGCTTCTTTTCGGAGACGTTGAATCGTCAGTATAGTTATTTCTTTGTCTTTCTCTTCACGAATCGTCTCAATCGGCGAGTCATTATTTACTATACTATTCCACTCTTTTTCGAACCCCGACGATTCGGCAGTGATTGGTTCGGCAGTTAATTCAGCGGCGACTGGTTCAGCGGCAACTGGTTCGTCGACAACTGATTCAGTGGCAACTGGTTCGTCGACAACTGATTCAGTGGCAACTTGTTCGTCGGCAACTGGTTCAGTGGCAACTTGTTCGTCGGCAACTGGTTCAGTGGCAACTGGTTCGTCGACAACTGATTCAGTGGCAACTTGTTCGTCGGCAACTGGTTCAGTGGCAACTTGTTCGTCGGCAACTGATTCAGCAGCGACTTGTTCGTCGGCAACTGATTCAACAGCGACTGGTTCAGCGGCGACTTGTTCGTCGGCAACTGATTCAGCGGCGTCTGGTTCAGCGGCGTCTGGTTCAGTGGCAACTTGTTCGTCGATAACTGGTTCAGTGGCAACTTGTTCAGTGGCAACTTGTTCGTCGATAACTGGTTCAGTGGCAACTTGTTCAGTGGCAACTTGTTCAGTCATGATACAAATATCCCCGGCGATAATTGCGTTGTTATCGGTGACTGGGAATTGAAGAGTTTCAACAGCATTGTTCGCTTCAATTTCACCGCTTTGCATCTCTGCCGAATAATTAACTTGTTGAGTCTGCTTTTCCACTTCCTTGGTCGCCCTTTTCTTTGCCGCTAGACGACTCTTTTCCAGTTTCGCCACATCCTTCGCTGCTTTTTCCGCTTCCTTGATCGCCTTTTTCTCTGCCGCTACACGAATCTTCTCCAATTTCGCTGCATCCTTCGCTGCTTTTTCCGCTTCCTTGATCGCCTTTTTCTCTGCCGCTACACGAATCTTCTCCAATTTCGCTGCATCCTTCGCTGCTTTTTCCGCTTCCTTGATCGCCTTTTTCTCTGCTGCTTCACGAATCTTCTCCAATTTCGCCGCTTGCTTCGCTGCTTTTTCCACTTCCTTGTTCGCCTTTTTCTCTGCTGCTTCACGAATCTTCTCCAATTTCGCATTCGCTTTCGCAGTCACCAATGCTTTTTTGTCGATACCTCCCACACACTCCGTGAGAGGACGACCTTCAGCAAAAGTGGTCGCGGGTACAGTGATGATAGTTTGATCGATGGAAGACATATTCGATATTGAATACTTACTGTACTTTTAAAAAAAGGTTTTCAATTTGTGAAAAAACGCATTATTTTAACAAATTGAAAAGATATTCTATATACTTTAATTTTCTTCAAAATATGAACCATTTTCATATCGTATATTTCCCGCTTTATCTGTAATAAGAAGCATAGGTTCAGGATAAGGAAATGTATGTGAAATAGTCCATTTATCAATATCTTGCTCTCCTATACCAAATTCGTTAAAGATTTCTACACGATTATTTGAAAGATATACCTCACCATTATATACATTAATAGCATATAGATATCGCCATTGATTACCGTATGATTTTAGTTTATTATGTTCCATAGTAGTCCATTTGTATACAGTTAAAGTATGCATAAGGTTTGTATATTTATATAGTTTTGTAAATGTATTATCAATTTACGAATGCCATTTATAATCATGATAAATATTTATACGTTTTCCTAAATAACTTTCCATATCTTTTAAAAGATTTTCTGGTTTAGACACATAAATATTTTCATTACCTTGTAAATCTAAAATAGCATTATTTTTCCTCAATTCAAATCCACTTACTGGATGTTCATGGTGCCATGTTAATACAACATACGGATCTATTACTTCATTGAATATTTTATCTCGATATACAGGATAAGTCATGGCCATATACATACAAGAACGTGCAATTTTCCCACGATAAAACGGGCGAGGATAAAAATAACGTTTTTTATTAGATTTTAAACAAATTCCTATATGATTAAAAGGTCCAGTATACAAACTTTTCTCGCCATTATTACTTAATATAGTTGTTGTATCATCTAATACAAGTTCATTTGAAAACCGGTAATTTGAACGATGACTATTTAATAAATTTGGATACATCATAATGTTATGCATATCTCGAGATAATTCGGGTTGCTTCTTTTTATATATACATTGCGGTACAATATGTTCTAATGATACTTCTTTTTTAGAATTAATCATATGATACATATCAAGAAATAATGGTCTAATTTGCGTGTAAGGTAAATATCGAAATGCATCACACATATTTAAAAGTATAAATGTAGGAAAAAATGCTTTCATAATATATTATTACTTCCAAATGAAAATATAGAAAAAAAATGATTATCAATTCTAACATTATTCAAATTAATAATATATTACTATAATATTAATGATTTATGCAGGTAATGAAATTTATAACTCACTTTTAGAAATTAATTTTGCGAAAAAAAAAGTTTTTATACGATGCGATTTTAATTGCCCTGTAAATGATTATTTTAAAATTGAATGTGCTATTCCTACTATAAAATATATTATTACACAACAATGTAGTCACATAATATTAGCAACTCATTATGGACGACCTAAAAGCACTAATGAATATTCTACAAAACATTTCTTAACTATTCTTGAAAAATTATTAAATACTACTATTTATTTTTTACCTAATGGTCTTAATACTAATGATTCTGAAATATCTTCACCTGGTATTTATTTAATGGAAAATACTTGTTATCATCATTATGAAGAATCTCCAACTGATAATTGGAATCAACTTTTTACGGTAGATGTATTTTGTAATGAAGCTTTTTCTTGCTCTCATCGTAATCATACTAGTATGACAAAAATACACGCCAAAGAAAACTGTTTGGGAAAATGTTTTGAAAATGAAATTCAAGAATTAAATAAATTTAAAACAAATGAAAATACCATGTGTAAACTTAAAAAAATGGTAATTTTAGGTGGAAACAAAATTAATGAAAAATTACCCATGTTACGAAAATTAGCAAAAAATATTGATGTTATTTTTATAGCTGGTAACACTTTAAACCACAGAGAAAGTTACGCTAATATTTTAAATGAACTTCATTCTTATCAAGCAACTATTATTCTCGCTAATGATGGATTTGGAAAAGTTGATGGGAATGAATGTCAATATATACATAATATAAATACACCTAATATGGACTGGATTATTAAAGATGTAGGTCCTAATACTATTTTACAACTACAATCTATTATTGACACCATGGATCTTATATTCTGGAATGGTACTCTTGGAATCGTAGAATCACCGGTATACAAACGAGGTTCTTTATTATTACTTCATGCTCTTAATCATTGTAAAGCAGATGTTATTATTTGCGGCGGTACTACAGCAAGATTTGTAAAAAAATATCCTAATACATTAAAACATATATCTACTGGTGATGGTGCATCTATACATTATCTTGGTGAATAAATAATATAAAATATTGTATATAAACTATTATATATGACCACACCAGAATATACAAATTATTGTGTAGTTTTAAATGAAAAAACACACAATAATATGCAAATAAGTTATTTAAAAAGGAAATCATCCAAAAAAAAATATATTAAAAAAATTACAAATAATATTGATGATTATGTAATTATACATAATAAAGAATATAAACCAAATTAATTATCATTTTTATACAAATCTAATAAAAAATGATATTGTTCGGATGTAACCTCTAACATTGATTGTGGTTGATCTATATAACCCTCTTTTACATAATAATTATATAAATAATCTCCTATTTTACTCCATTCTTTACTATATTTACTCATATTTAATTTCAATTCTAATTGAAGAATATCATTATCATACACTTCAAATGAATCAATATCACTATATATGGTTAGTTTCATTATACTATACATATACATTATTTATATTTAATCGTTTTAATAAATTTTTTTAATCTACCCATATACACCATATCATCATATCTACATCCATGATCCATGGAATTTGCCACAACTGTCACTTGAACTACTTCATCATTCATATTATAGTAATAAATGTCTTTTTGTATATAATTTTTTTGTGTGACAGAATACCATCCGTGCATTACTTTATCATCACAAGACTCCATTTTACTTTATAATTATAAATATAATTTTAAATGATTTTTTACAAAAAACATCTATTTTATCCCAGAACCATCCTCTGATTTATCCCCAAAATAAACAAAAAAATGGGTTTTGCTCAAAAAAGTCTTAAATAAAGGGGATAAATCCGGAGATAAATTTTATAGTATATATTTCTTATCTTTTCTTATAATATGCATGAACGTGAAGGGAAAATTATATATAAATTTTTAAAATTTTGTATTTCCATGAAGGCACAAAATACAGAAGATATATTTACATTAGATAAAATAGAACCTCCTTTTTATTTTTTTATACAAGAAGAAAACATTGTTTATAAATATAATGCAAAACTATTAGCTAATTTTATCGAAGAAACTGGATGCTATAAAGATCCACAAACACAAATCGTTTATAATAAAATTGAAATAAAACGTTTAGAAAAAATAACCAACCGTTCTTTATTAAATATTGAAATAGTAAACAAAGAAAATGAAAGTTGCTCGGTTATACCTTTTTTAGAAAATGAAGTGGGACAATCATTACGATTAATTTTAGAATATAATTTTATAACCAGAAATAGTACTATACAATTAACAGATATAGAAGAATGGTTTACGTTACTTCAATCTTTAAACGAAATAAAACAAATAGGAATGACTTATTATCAAAATATTATGAATACAAGTATTACTAACTTAAAACATGAAGAACAACGTTTATTCAAAAATACTAGAATGTCTTATATAATGCTTAGATATGGTAAAGACTATGATTATTTTATAGATGATAAAGGTAATATTATTATATGCGATGATGAAAAAATCATTATACCTAATTATTATAATGCTATGCACAAATATATTGTATGTAAAACACTTCTCAAAGAAATAACGAAACAATTATTTTATCAATCTCGCTTTCAAGAACTTATGTTACGTCTTAACGCGTTGCCTACTATACACGAAAATAGTAGGTTGGTATAAATAATGTATATATATATATAATGGCGAGAACCCGAAAGTATAGATAACATCATAAAAAAAAAATAATAAAACACGCCAAGGTCGTCATAATATTACCTTTAGGAATAACCGAACTAGACATCATATAAACAAGAGGTTTATACGATTTTGCGGTCGTTATTTGAGTGATATGAAGTGCGACTTTGTCCCGTTCCACTAAGATTACGTATTAAAAAATAATTTTTTTCTAAACAATTCTAAACAAAAGGTAGCGCGCGCTTATGTACTCCACGACTTATGAAGTATTTCCTTGCTTTCTTCTACGGATGGCAGATGTCCCTGTTGCATCACTACCCATGCTATTCCGTCATACAGCGGCGACATATCAGGGCGATGTTTGGCGAGGTAGATCAACCAGTTTTCTTTGGCGTATTCTTGAGAATCGCCGAACGCATCTTTGTTGAAACCTGTACCGTTATACTTGACTTGGGTAATGTATTCCACGGCGGTAGCAATTTGTCCTAGACGAAGAGGGTAGAATTCATCTCGCGGTGCGTTTGAGTCTAGAAAGTCAATCACCATAGTTATGACTCGTTCTTCGCTGGGTTGAGATAGAATATCATACATCTTGTCTTTTGGAAGCATTTTCAGGATGGTCGAATGATTGGCGACGGAAATAGATTCCGCCCATGGCATTCGCGGATCCGGACGCCCGGCGAATTGTTCAAATGCCTTATTCAGCAATGGAAAGCGGAGAGTACCGGGAAGAGATTCCATGAGAGCGTAGGGGATGGGGATTTGTCGTGCGTATTGAGTGGGGATGGAGATAGTTTTTATGGATTTTTTGTTGAGTATTTCTTCTTGTTTGCTGTAAAGGTCGAGCAACATTTGACCCGAATGTGTGGTCTTATCCATGGTTTTCGTAAGATTCATGGAGTTGCTTGGATTGGATATATCACCCATGACGATTCGTGTTTGAATCGTCATGAGTTCAAAACTTTTTGGATAGATCGTGATAAGCGGTGCCACTTGAATGAGTGTGTCTACTACAAACGTCTTTTGGACTTTTGCGGTATTCTCAATGATTTTTTCAAAGTCATGCCAGGTGGTAAGATGGAAAACCGATGAATTTGAATGAGTGGTGGCACGGTAACTTGAAGTAAAACCGAATTCGTCGGGAAATTGTTCGCGGACGCACTGCACGCGACGCTCTGATTGTTCGCGCGGAGAACAGGCAGGAGCATCTGGAGTTGTAAAACCAGGAACACAAACAAACCACACATCCTGATGCATGGTATCGTTTTTGAGGACGATGTGCATCAAAACTTGGTCGTCAATCTCATTGTCCGGGTCCGTAAGATACACCATCGTCTTGCGAGTAAGAGAAGATTCGAGTGAAGTCATGTTTGAAATGGGTTATGCATTAAAAATAGTTATTCTCAAAAAGTTTCAATTTGTGTTTTATGACTTGTTATCATAAACATCCGCAAAATGTTGAAGAATAGCACCAAATATGTCTTCAGCTTCTCGTCTTGAAAATAATGGACGAATGCCACTACCCCCGTGTGGCCACATTATATCATTAATATCAGATTCTATTAAGGTATTAAAACGTCGTAAATGCTCATTATGAATGAGTCTCTCTCTATATTCTTGTAAATTGTATTTTTCTATAAAGTTATGTAATGTCGTTTGTTCATATTGAGACCAATAATCAGGTTCATCCTCATCATAATCATCATCTTCATTATCCCTATCATGTAACGACCAAAGGTGAATAGGAAATAATTCAAATTCTTCATCTTCATCTTCATCCCAATCCGATATGGATTCTAGTTCAGGCATATCTGGGTCAGTATCATCATCATTATGTTCGTTTTGGATTACTTCTCGGGGTACAAAATCTTGCAGATTATTGGTAATATCGTGTTCATCATCGCTATCATCATTTACATATCTATCATTACCATCATCAATCCAATCCCGAATCATGGACCCTAAATTAAAACCAAATTTTATAAGCAGTCTAGATACAATTGTATAATGAGAAGAGTTTAGGTCGGTAGTTTTATACCCTAAGTCTTGAAATACTTCCTTAATACGTGCTCCTTTATTTGACAATAATAGTTCTTCCATAAAAGTAGACACCATTTCTTTGGATAGGTCGGGTAGTGTACATGCCTGTCGACACACGACTGTGCGGCATAAAGCACATTTATTGTTTCCAGTCAATATATTTTCACTATAACACGAAGCATGATACTTGTGTCCGCATTGTAAAGTAATAGTATTAGTTTCTTTAATGAGTTCCATACATATGGCGCAAGAGGCATAACTATTGCGGTCTTCATAGAAAAGCATTTCACTGGGAACATTAGCGAGACAATCCCACATTGTAGTTGATTACATAAATGGATTTTATAAATAATAATATCAATTTATGGGTAAATAAATTGATATTTACATAAATTGAAATAAATAGAAGTATACGTATTTATGTTAAATGAGTATTATGTGCCTTCCCCAGGACGTTATAAGAAATATATTTTCATATGGCGATGTAAATGATATTCCAAAAAGAGAAATGGTATTTAACCAATTGTTATATTTAAGAAAAGAATTTATAAAACATAAAAACGAATGTTATCGGCGTCGTCGAAGGATGGGTCATATTCACAACCCTACTTACTATAGAATAAATCGGTTAAATCGGTTTTATAGGTATATTCTAGAAAAAAATAGGTCGAAAATGTTAATAAAGTGATTTCAAAATGTGGTAATGAGACAATATAAATTTAACTTAATCTCTAAGCAAAAAACTTTCTCCCCGTTTTATCTATTGTTCTAAACTGTTTTTTTATATTTTACCAAAGATATTTGTGACTAAGAATTTTAGCGTTATACAATCCTTTGCTTTTCCGTTTTTCTTTTTGAATTGCTTTTTTGCGATTTTTCTCGCCAGAATGTCTAGAAAAATAGTTTTGCATACGTTTGCGAGTAAGATGATTATTTTTAGCATATAGTTTCAAGGGTGTTCGGTCTTTGTATTGAGCGTATCGCCGATCACCGAAATGGATTTTCCTAGTTTTTCCGGTGGAATGGTGTTTTACATACGCGGTATATTTTTTAGGAAAAGGTCCTTTTTCAAATTTCATAATACGTTCTTTCATTGTATTATGATTAGATTTTATAATAATATAACCATAATGTAATGGAACCAACGGATCAGGTGTTATATAATAAAACAAAAAAGCGGGTCTATAAGAAGCATCCTAAACATAGTGCGTATCGTAGTGGCATATTAGTGCAAACCTATAAGAAGAGTTTTAATAAAAAGTATGGTCCAAGGCGTTCGCCGTATAAAGGTAAAAAAACAACCAGGCGAGGATTAAAGCGTTGGTTTAAAGAAAAGTGGGTTAATCAAAGAGGGGAGGTAGGTTATAAGCATAAAAGTGATATATATAGACCATCACGTCGGGTTACAAAGAAAACGCCAAAGACGCATGGTGAGTTGACAAGAAAGCAGGTAAAGCGTGCGCGCCGAGAAAAATATAATAAGGGGCGAGTGATAGCGTTCGCCGTATAAAGGACACAAATCTAGTGTATGTTGATAAAAGTGATACTTTAGATAAAATTGTAATAAAATTTATGTTACTTGTATTAAATAATATTTATATATTATATATGGCTTCTCGTGTTGATTTAAGTGAGATTATAGATTCTTCAGACGAAGAAGACGCGGCGGCGGCTCAAGGGGGACCCGCTTCCGCCGCATCCCCTCCCACAGTCGCTCTCCGCCGACTCCAAGTACTCCAACGAAATCGTGGAATACAAGATCCTGGTATTATATTAGGAGATAGACTAACTCCCAGTGCTGGTGCTGACGATCAGCCGCCGCCACGGGCGGGAGAGGAACCGGCGGGTGAGGAACCGGCGGGAGAGGAACCGGCGGTGGCGGAGGCGGTGGCGGAGGCGGTGGCGGCGGCTGATCGTCAGCAACCGCGCGGGTGGAGAGGTCCCGGCGGCCGAACTGCGCTTTATTTGCTTATAGCTATGCTTGCATATATGGGTAGAAATAATTCGTCTTCAACGCCGACAAACCAAAATTATAAAAACATGGATGACGATGCATTAAGACATGCCCAAGAAAGATTTGAACCAGTAAAAAACCCCTTCGCCGCCGGTGATGCAGAGGGCAGTGGTAGCGGTGACGACGTACTGAAATCAGCATTTAAAACCATTTTAGAATTAGCATCAAAAAACGAAAAAGGCAACACTCCTAGCGATGTTGCTATTGAACGAGGGGTCACCGAGGCAATAGAGGGTATACTAACAGCAAATCCTGGACTATCACCAAATCAGGTATTTGCACGTATCGCCAACATGCTCGCTCGTAAAACTGTAATAGGTGGGGATGCAAGTGAAGAGGTAGTAGTTGCAGCGACTGCGGCGAATCGTGCATTAGTTAATTGGAAACAAAAAATAGGAAGAAAGATTCAGAGAGAATTCAATGAAAGGAAAGCATATGAAGAGAGTAGACACCAAAGGAGTAATCAAGGTAAACAGCATCAACAAGAAGATAAACGACAGTACAAAACTTATAAAAAAAATAAAGGACCGAAGAGTAGACACAAACAATATGGCCGTGGTGGAAAAAAAACTAATAGAAAAACTAATAGAAAAACTAATAGAAAAACCAATAGAAAAACTAATAGAAAAACCAATAGAAAAACCAATAGAAAAACTAATAGAAAAACCAATAGATAGATTACTTTAAACCGCTTTTTGAAAAATATAAAAAGGGAGGGGTGCATCGTTTTTAATTTTCTCAGTGTTGTACCATTTTATTGCACAAAGAGTTATAAATTGATTTAAAATATTCGTATATGTTGTTATATATATATGGTAGTTATACAAAAACCCTTTTTAAAATGGGTTGGTGGTAAAACGCAACTATTAAAAGCAATTATTCCAAAAATACCTGACGATATGGAAAATTACCATGAAATATTTCTTGGCGGAGGCAGTGTATTATTTGCTGTTTTATCATTAAAAAAGCAAAATAAGATTACTATTAGAGGGAAACTATATGCTTATGATATTAATTATGCATTAATTCAAGTGTATAACGATATAAAGTATAATAAGGATAAATTATATAGTTATATAGATAAGTATATAAATGAATATAATAGTATAGAAGGTGATAATGTAAATAGAAATCCAGAAACGATAGAAGATGCAATAACATCTAAGGAGAGTTATTATTATTGGTTGCGTAAAAGATATAATACGTTGGATAAAAAATCCATAGAACGTTCAGCATTATTTATGATTATAAATAAAACGTGTTTTAGAGGTATGTATCGTGAAGGTCCAAACGGGTATAATGTTCCTTACGGGCATTATAAAAAAACGCCAACGATTATAATTAAAAATGAACTAGATACAATTAGTGAATTAATCCAAGATGTTGAATTTATCCACAGTGATTTTACGAATTCCATACAAAAAGTATCTGATGGTGATTTTGTTTATTTAGACCCGCCTTATGCGCCAGAAACAAGTACATCATTTGTAGGTTATGTAGCAGGTGGGTTTACTATAGAGCAACATGAAAGTTTGTTTACCTCTATAAAAAGCAATGACAATATAAAATTTCTGATGAGTAATGCAAAAGTAGAATTAGTTATAAAGCATTTTGATGATAAAAAATATAGTATTGAAGAGATACTAGCTAGGAGGGCAATTAATTCTAAGAATCCAGGTTCTACTACAACAGAGGTTATGATATATAATTAACCATAAAATTAATGATATCTGTTTTATATGTATCTTCATTTCCCCAGAAAACTGGAATAGAATCTTCTTGTAAATCTTCTATTTCAGCTTCACAATTAGTTTTAAACCATGAAGACAAGCAATAAATATATACCACGTGGTAATCAGGAATACGTCGATTTAGATTACGACGTTTATTAACAGCAGTTTGTATGCATTCGCATTTGGAACCAGAAGTGTTTTGATTTTTTTTTTCAATAATAAATACAATTTTTTTTTCTTCATTAATATAAGCTTCATCTGGTCGTTTTGACCCGTGTAACGCTTTAATAGTAAAATTTATTTTATCTCCCATATATTTTTCAAAATTTTTTTGTTTTGTGTATCTAAATAATGTTTCATGATTCAAAAACTTAATAGTTTTTGAATGTTGATTAATTTCTAGTATAGTATGGTAATTAGATAAATCAGTTTGTTCTTCAAATGGTAGTCCGCTTGTGTTTGTATTTGCTCCACCAGCGCCAGTTCCCCGATTTATTTCAATAGAAGTAATCATATTTATACTATAAACTATAAATTAAATAAGTCATTTCAATTTACAAATATTATCTTCCACTTTGCATAGAATCAGGTATTCCGTTTTGTCCTTTTGCTCTATTTTCTGGAGGAACCGCTGATTCGTTATTAGCAATCCGTTTGCGTGCTTCCCAAGTATCTTTGTATACTATTTCAGTGTGGTTTTTATACTCTACCACGAAATTGCAAATAAAATCGGTATAGTTTGTTGCATTTTTAAAATCTTCTCGCCATTGGGTAGTTACGTGGTCGTGTATAGGTGCATGAAATTGTTCGACCCAATGTATAAGTCTATCAACGATATTAGCGATAGTAGGTGTATCAAGAGTTTCTAGAGGTAGGTCATCTTTAATAAACTGATGAATATCCGGTTTGTTAGGTACGAATTTAAAAAGTGCTTCTTTAAATGTATTAAGAATTTGTTTGATGTATTCAGTGTTAGGTGGAGATTGATTGAGATGTTTCCGTAAAAGAACAATATCCATATAAAATATAGTATTATATTTATTTTTTGCTACTTATACACCTTTGAACCATTCATACAGAGGGAAGACATAATATTTCGGTAGGAGTAAACACATATATATATAGTAGTTATTAAAAGCTTTTATTTAAAATTAATGTTTCAATATCACTATAACTTATACCTATAATAATTAATAAAGAACCTAATATTTTATAGTAGGATATATCTTCTTTTAAGTAAAAATAGGATATGACTAATACTATGGGTATTTTTATATATCCTATTAAAATTATTAAATACTCCGGTAAATGTGTCATCGCATCAATTCTGGTAATACTACTTAGTAGCAAAAAAATAGAAGTAATACCCAGTAAAAATAATCCTTTCATATCATATTGTAATGGCGTTTTTACTTTATATATGGGTTTGTAGATAAATATATACGCAAGTGATAACACAATTCCTATAATACTACTTAATATATAGTCTAAACATGTTAATTCAATGTAATTAAATTTCTCATTTAGCAAATATTTATTGTAACTCGTTTGATATGCAAGCAGTAGTATAAATAAGGTAACTAACCCTAATCCTACACTTAAATTTTTAAATTTATTAAAATCCTTAACCAAAGATTTAAAGGATGCGATAAAAATACCCACTAATGATATCACAATAGAAATTATCTTATTTGTTGTAATTGGAGCGTTGCTCATGAAATGATTAAAGAATACCGAAGGTATAACAAATAAAGGTACTAATATCGTAAACAAGGAATAAGGAATACTTCGTAAAATATAAATCTTTAGTATGTATGAAATCGTTCCTGGTAATGCTAGTTTTACTATTGGTAATGTAAAAAGATTTTTAAATGGATCATTAGATAAATCCTTTAATGCTTTATTCCTGATGATAAATTCATTTTTATCCGTATAATAGAATCCACCTAATATTATAGTAAATAATAGTAATGACACTATGGATGTACATAACAATTGTGTTACTGTATCAACATTAACTGTTTTAGTGATATATCCACTAGCGATTACACAAAGTGAAGCAAAAATACGTAGAAGTACATATTTCATATAACATATAGTATTATATTTATTTTTGCTACTTTTAAAACTTTCACTATAATATAATGTTTCGCAATATTATATTATTTCCACATAGAGCAGGACAAAAAAGACCAGGTGTTGATAAAACACCTTATTTTATAAAATCATTACTACATCCACATTGTAAAGTAATAGATACACCAGTAAAAAGTGATTTACAAACAAATTTATATAATTTATATCAAAAAAATGTATTAACTACAGGTCCAAGAGTTAATATAGGAGGAGATCATTCTATGAGTATTGCTACCGTTGCCGATTCTATTAGAAGATATCCAAATTTAAAATTAATTTGGATGGATGCACATGCAGATATAAACACGTATGATAAATCTACTACAAAAAATTTCCATGGAATGCCATTAAGTATATTAACAGGAATAGAAAAGGATCCATCTTTAAATTTTATAAAGCAATACATTAATCCAAGTAATATATTATATGTAGGAATTCGTGATATTGACCCATTTGAGTTGGATATTATAAGAAAATATAATATGAAAGTGATTACAATAGAGGATATGCATAATAACAATAATAATGTATGGGGACGAATATCCGAATTTATAGGTGATAATCCGGTACATTTTTCGTTTGATGTGGATGTATTAGATCCATCGATAATGCCATCAACAGGTACATCAGTAGAACATGGATTGCAATTAGAACCTTGTAAATATATAGTAGATAATATGATAAGAAAACAAATGGTTTCTATAGATTTAACAGAATTAAACTTGACTGTAGGGCATATAGAAGAACGTGCCAAATCCATCATTCATTTTAGTTATTTGTTTAAAAACTATATATTTTAAATAACTTAATATAAAATGGAATTATTTATATAATATTTGTGACGTTTTCTCATTTTTTCATAACAAAAACAAGATTTAATCCGTTCAACCGGGTTACGAATAAAACCAAATATATAAAAATCATCAATATTTATCTTACGTTTGTGTAAATAATTCTTTATTTTTTGGTAGTTAAAATGCTTCCCTATTGGTCTAGTATTTTTAGACCTTGCTGAATATATTTTATCATTACTTAAAAAATTTTTATAATAATTGTGTAATGACGTTGAACCTGTTTTTTCATTAGCAATGAATATAAATTTTTTTTTAAAATCGATGATTGTCATATACAATGATTATTATATTATTTTTTTTACAAAAATTTTTAATAGCACTACTTATCTAGTTTAGTTTTTATATTTTTTCATTTTCATTTTTTTTGTGCGAGTTTTTCTTTTATTCTTTTGTTTTATTTTCATAGTTGCTTTATTTCGATTATATTTCTTATTTTTCTTATTTTTCTTACTTTTTTTCTTATTTTTTAAATTATTTTTATATCCTCCTATCCCAGATTTCTGTCTTCTATTTTCAGTTGCGGTTGCTAAAAGACGTCTTTTTTCAGCAGGGTCATCAGGGTTCCTAGTATTAATATGTCTCCAACTTTTCAAACTACCATCAGTAACTCCAGATAATTGTTCACTAATTATCTCTTTCACATGTATACCTAAACCATCCGGTAAAGTGTCCCTTAATCTTAGAGCATCTGTACGTTTATCCAATTCATCTTGAGTAATTGAATAGAACTTATAACCAATACCCTTATTATAACCTTCATTAAATGGTTTTAAAAGTGTCACATCACATATAACACAAGAATCTCTTTCTCTTTTATTTAATGGCTCTATTGATTCAAATCTAACTAATGGATCCCCCTCTCTGAGTTGAAATATACTGATATTTCCAAAATTTATACCCTCCTTCGCTTTACGGGACATTAAGGACGGCGTAAAAGGGTTTTCTACCTCTACAGTATGCTCGTCAAATGAAAATTTTACTTCACCTCGATATGTAATTCCTTTAGCACGAAGTGATTTATCTGGATTAACGGGCGGCGACGTTACGATGATCGGAGGGGCGGCGGCGGCGGCAGCGGCGGCCCTCGCAGCGGAAGGAGCAGGTCTCGGTCGCGATCTTGGTCGGTACGGTGGCGGCGTTACGCTCCACATCTTCGTTTTCCCTTTCCCCACATCCCCATGGGATGAATCTTGTATTAAATAATTATAACCAATTTTTAAATCTCTAAATGGTACTTCATTTAGTTCTGCAAATTGTACTTCTTGTTCTTGCATCTATATATATATATACCAAAAAATAAAATATATAATTATTATCTATTTCATTTTAGATATTATTTATTACACCTTTGAAAGGTTTAAACTATAGTCTTACTGTAAAATTTTTCTCTTAAATAACACCATATCTCGTGAATATAATTTAGAAATCCTATCTTTGGAGTGTTTATTTAAACTGCCTCTAACTTTTTTTGAAACATTTCTTTTTTCAAATTCTTTTATATTAACTTTATATCCAAAAAATAATAAAAATTTTTCTAATTTATCAATTGTGATAAAAATATCAATATTTTCAGACCAATGACATAAGGAATTATATGGTTTAAAACCTATAATTTCTTTATCTGACATTTTTCCTAAAACATTATTTAAACTTACAGATTTATCATTCCATACATAGTTTAATGACTTTGGTATTATCTATTTAACTCATGTTTACTTGTGATTTAACATACTTGGAAATAAACTTGACTGTAGGGCATATAGAAGAACATGTCAAATCCATCATTCATTTTAGTTATTTGTTTAAAAACTATATATTTTAAATAGTTTAATATAAAATGGAATTATTTATAGAAGAGCAAGGGTTATTTTGGCAATATCCCGTAATAACAGAAAAGACATTTTACGAGCAAAATAAAGAAGATCCGATGTATTTAGGTTTACCATGGGCAACTATATTAGATAAGAGATATAATATAAAAGAACTAGAAGAAAATATAACACCATTATTAACAAAGAAGGTTTATTATACTTGTTGTCAACATATATCTTTTCGTAAGTTAATACCGTTATTTCGTACATTAGGTATAAAAAGTGTATTTTCTCCTCATAAAAAGATAGGTGAATGTGTAATAGACGGTGTAGAAATATTGCCTTGTCCGTTGTATGCAGTAAATGTGGAGGATGTTTCTCGCCAAAGGTTGTTTTTAAATGTAAATTACAAAGATGTAGAGCGTCCCTTGTGGTTTAGTTTTGTAGGAGGTTATCAGCGTGATTATTTAACAACAGTGCGAGAACGATTATTTGAAAAATATGTCAAAGATGTAAGAAATGATATATTTGTAAAAAAAACCGGAGATTGGCATTTCAATGAATTGGTTTATCATCGTACACAGAATAAGCATGGTGATGAAAATAAAACGTCTCGACATGTAGAGAATACCGATTCATATAATAAGATTTTATTACAGAGTCGTTATTCCCTGTGTCCGTCAGGAACAGGTCCAAATTCTATTCGTTTTTGGGAATCTTTGGCTGTAGGTGCTATACCTGTATTGATGAGTAATTATTTAGAGTTACCGTATCATGCTGATTGGGATAAAGCAATAGTTCGAGTATCAGAGAATAATATAGAAGAATTGGAAGAAAAGTTATTGAGTATATCAGTAGAGAAGGAGAAAGAGATGCGTGACTTGTGTTTAACGATATATGCTTATTTCAAGGATAATTATAAAGGAGTCCAATATTTTGCATTAACTGGTGAATTTACAAAAGAGCAGCAAGACGAATCATTTGAGTTGATACAAAAAACGATAGAGACTTCGTATATTAAAAATGTACCATATTTTATAGGGCGTGTATCGTATAATGAAGCTAATTTATGTGGTACTTTATTATCAGGTAAGCAACCAAATGGTAATTTACAATTTAATATGTTATGGGTAGCAGGTATTCAATTTAAGGAACCTTGTGATATAAAGCAATATGTAAAAGCATATACCTCAGCTGTAAATGAATGTGATATAGTAGGTGTTTATGATGCTACATTGATGTATGGACCGATGTTAGATTTTCATATATTTATGTCAAGATTTATGTATGAAAAACGTCGTTTTTCGATGTCTGCCTTAGAACCTTATCGTTTCATGGAATTAGAAACATATAGATATATGAAATTATTTGAGAATAAGCGTATATTAATAATAACGGGTCATGCGGACACTACAATGCATCAAATAAATAAAGATATGCAGTATCATAAGAAGCGATTGTTTCCTGAATCTGCATCATTGCAAGTATATAGAGCAGTTCAGCAGAACGCAAAGAGTAACGATGATCGTTCTTGGAAGTATCATTTAGAAAAGATGAAAGAGGATTTAAGAGTATTATCTGAAACTAATCCTTATGATGTAGTATTAGCTGGATGTGGTGGATATGGTATGATACTATCCAATTATTTGCATAAAGATTTAAAAAAGAGTGTAATATATGTAGGAGGTGCAATACAATTATATTTTGGTATAAAAGGTAATCGTTGGAAAGATGTAGAGTATACAGAGGATTGGATTTATCCATTAGATTCTGATAAACCAGAGGAATCTGAAGTTTGTGAATCAGGTTGTTATTGGGGTAAAGAAATTACAGAAAATATTATAGTAGAATCAGAACTATTTAGTTCCGTATAGTATACGTAATTGATGTATTGCTAAACATAAATCATTAGACATGGTATTACTGCATATATGATAACATTTCGCCATATTTTTTATTTTTTCGTGTTTAATATATCTTCGATAAATGATTTCTTGATGATAAGGTTTAAGTTTTTGCATATAAGTATATATCTCCATATCGTCAAGTTTATTATCAACTATATTATGGTTAATATCTTCATTTAAAGGTAAGTTAAATTTTTTATCTTTATTATATTTTTTTAATGCAACACTAAAATATCGTATAATCCAAAATTTAGAATAATAGGAAAAACTAACATTTTTAGAACAGTTATATTTACGCGCGGCATAATAAAGACCAATGTATCCTTCCTGAATAATATTTTTTTTTTCATCTATTGGAATAGAAACTTTATTTAAATATTTATTACCATAATAAGGAACAAGTTTATGATGTTTTTTCGTCATATAATTTATATATCGAGGTGAATTATATGACGTTGCACTTGATAGAATGGAGATAAATAGTCCTACAATAATAAACATGGTTTTAGTAATATATATGTTTTAAGAATAATATTATTCAATTTGCTTCATGAGACCCTCTAGTTTCATGGAACGAATAAGACGAGTCATACCAATTCCGCCACCTGAGCGTTTGAAAAAGTTAAATTCAAAAAATTCTTTGAGTTCTGCTTCAGTACGTGGTTCACCAAATAGGTCATACAATTTCTTTTTGTAACCACCCTTACTAATTGTTTCAAATCGTTCGCGCATGACTTTTACGTCAGTTTCGCGTTCGGCAGAACCGATGGTTTCTTGACCGCTTAAGATAACATCAATTTTATTAGCTAGGTTAGTATCTGAATTACGGCGCATATTCCAGAAAGGGTCCGTATATTCAGGGAAATCAGTTAAAAAGAAAGTAGCAGATTCTTCGTCATGCATTCTCGTTTCATGTTCGTGATCGAGTTCTTTAACACCGTATTTTTCAGCCATATCTAGATAGGAACCACGAACAAACTTTTCAGTTGGATAACCAAGATATTGTAGAAGTTGTTCTTCCATTTTAATGAGTTCATCCATGCCTCCGTGCATTTCAAATTCAAATAGAGGGAAAATAAGGTCGTGGCGTCCAGGAACAGGGTTGGGTTCTTGGCGATAACTAGTAGATAGACAGAAAAATCCAGGAACAGTTGGATTTTTAAGAAGTTCATATTCTAACCACATTTGTCCTGTTTGGGGTAGAGGCCATTCTTTTCCTGCATAGTTAAATTTAGCAACGGTGTATGGATCTTCACATGCAGCAAGAATGCTGAGACGATTTTGTGGGTGTGCTTCAATAAATCCTTTGGATTTAAAGAATAGTCGTAGTTTGGTTACAACATAGTCAAATTCTTGACTATTAATAATCAAACCGCTATCATATACACCATTTACTGAAGATTCTTCTTGTTGCATTGATTCACTCATTATAGATATACATATAGGTTATTATTTAAATTAATATTTTAATAATTAAAAATCATCATTTAATTTAAATATATCCTTATCCATACTTTTATTAGCAAGAGCATATTCTCCAACTCTTTTTTCAAAAAAATTTGTTTTTCCTTCAATGGAAATAAGTTCCATAAAAGAAAATGGATTTTTACTATTATATAATTTATCATATCCTAATTGAGTTAATAAACGGTCAGCAACATATTCAATATAGGTAATCATTAATGATGAGTTCATTCCAATTAATCGACAAGGAAGTGCTTGTGTAATAAATTCTTTTTCAATTAAAACAGCTTCATCAACTATATCATATATTTCTTTTTGTGAAAGTTTGTTTTGTAGTTTAGAATAAAGAAGAATGGCAAATTCAGTATGTAATGCTTCATCGCGACTAATGAGTTCATTACTAAAAGTTAATCCAGGCATTAAACCCCTGTTTTTTAACCAGTATATGCTACAGAAAGCACCTGAAAAAAATATACCTTCAACACAAGCGAAAGCCACTAATCGTGTAGTAAAATTACTGGTTGTGTTTTCGATCCATTTTTTAGCCCATTCTCCTTTTTTATGAATGCATGTATAACTAGATAAACCGTTAAATAATTCTTGTTTTTTTACATTATCGGTTATATAATGATCTATTAATAAACTATACATTTCACTATGAATATTTTCCATTGCAATTTGGAAACCATAAAATGCTCTAGTTTCTGAATTTTGTATTTCATTAATAAATCTGGTACCTAAATTTTCAATAACAATACCATCACTAGCAGCAAAAAATGCTAAAATCATAGAGATAAAGTGTTTTTCATCATGGTTTAAGGTTTCCCAACATTTTTTATCTTTAGATAAATCAACTTCTTCAACTCTCCAAAAACAATCAATTTGTTTTTTATACATATCAAATATACTTTGGTGCTGAATAGGAAACATTACAAATCTATTTTCATCTTTTTGCAGCAAAGGTTCATTTTGTGAATTATTCATTCCTAAATAGTATTATCTAATATTTTTATATTTATTCAGTATATAATTGATGAATAGTCCAGGAAATATTCCATCATATATTAAAGAATCTATTACTGCTTTTGATGTAAATGAAGTGGATAATATGTTTAAAAGATTAGAAGAATTAAAACAATTAAAAGAAAACGAACAAGAAAAAGAAATAAATACCAAATATTTATTAGAGGAAACTCAAAATGAATTAAAGGAAACTCAAAATAAATTAGAAAAACTTAAATCACAGAAACCATATAAAGAAGATAAAACTGTTGTAAAAGAAGATAATCCGGGATTAAAACGTGAATTAGAAACTTTATTAGATAAGTTGCATGCATTTTATAAAGTAATTGGTGATAACAATACATCATTAAACATATTAAATATGCAGATTGCCAAAAGCGAACATTTACTTAACCAATTAGAAGCAGTAAAGAATATGAATCAAGAAGTTAGTACAAAATAAATTAATATCTTTTAATTTTATATACAAAATGAATGATTCTTATAAGGAAATGGATGATTTAAGTAGAGAATTATATGAAGTAATTGGTAAATTAACCACAAAATTAAGTAGTAGTCAAAAAGTTAATACAAATTTTTCTAGTAAATTAGAAAATATAAATGATTCATTAGAAGAACATTTAAAATATGTAGTAGAATTACAATCTCATAGTAAATCATTATCAAAAAAACTAAATGTATGTGCCAAAGAACAAAACAAGGAATTAATAGATATAAAGTATAAAGAATTAGAATTTTTAAGAAAATTAAAAAAAATTATTATGAAAAATAAAAAGTATTCTAAAGATAGTGATTTACCATTGTCTATACTGCAATCTTTAGAATATCAAAGTGGATTTTCTAGTTTTAAAGACAAATATAATCGAGATCGCGATGATGATAATAATAATTTATTTCTTCAATTATCACGTAGTTTAGATAAAATGCCTCATACAGAAGATACGAAATATATAGAAAAATATAAAAAAGAATTAAAATCTATATTGGATAAATTAACAAAATGTAATAAAATTGCAGATAAATTAGACGAATCCAATAAAGCATTGAAGAAAATTATTATGGATAAAAAAGATGGAATCTGGAGTGTATTAGATAAAAAATCAATGGATTTACATGGTTTAGAAGATCAAAGTATACGAAAAAAAAAAATAGAAAAGTTGAAACAACAATTATATCAAATTGCTGTAAAATCTAATAAAACCGATAAAGAATTAGATAAAGAGGTTGTAATTCCTATAAAACCTTCGATAAAGGATAAATTGGATTTGAAATATGATATGTTTAGTGGACCAAAAAAAGATACTTCTAGAGAAACAATAGAAGAGAAATCACCAGAACAACAACCTACACCAGAAACGGATGATGATTCTGATACGGATGATGATGATGCACCAGCAGAACAAGCAGAACAAGCAGAACAAGCAGAACAAGCAGAACAAGCAGAACAAGCAGAACAAGCAGAACAAGCAGAACAAGCAGAACAAGCAGAACAAGCAGAACAAGCAGAACAAGCAG